GTAGTCGATCAGCTGGCTGTAGTATTTTGTGTAAAAGTCCACGGTTCTCGCTCCTTGGTTGGTTGGTCGATGAAATCGAATATAGAGATAAAGTTAAGCAGATCAAGGGGGCATTGCATGTTCATTTATTTTTATTTATTCTGACGGCGTGCAGCAAAGGAGACACGCATATGATCGAGCTACCTAGTCACGACGCCCTCGTCCTCCGGATCCAGAAAGACGTCATAGAGGCCGTAAACAAGGTAGGGTGGACTGATGTTTCAAAATCCTGCTGGGGTCACCACGTCAGCCTGCCCGCCATCAAGAAGATCTACTGTTGGACACCATATCGCTCAGGAAGCGGCGAAAAGTTTACGTCTTTCAATCTCGGGAAACTCTACGACGCCCACAGCTGGGCAGAAGATGTGCTTGCTGGGCGCTGTATTCGAGGGTCTGAGTGGCAGGGATAGAGCGTCTCGCTCCTCGGAGCTTGATGACACTGATTACACTATAGGGAGTTTCACCGTGGAAATGGGTTTTAGTGCAGTCGAAGTTCCATTTGTGTGTCATCAGTGTCATCAGCACCTTAAAACAGCAAGTAAGTATATGATTTATATAGAGAAGTACTGATGACAGTACACGTTTTGTTCTTTGTCATCTGATGACACCAAAGTGTCATCATCTACTTAGAGCTTCCAACTTACCAGCTGCCCTGCTCCATGGAACCGGTTTCGGGTTGACTCGTTGTCCCTGTGAAAACTGCCTATAGGGCGGGAGAGTTGCGGGCCTGCCCCTGTTTGGTGTAATGTCTGGTCATGTCAATTTGGAGGTGTTCATGTCCACTCTAAACGAGGAAGGCGTGTGGATCCGGTCGGACGGCAAGCCGGATCCCCGCAAGGGCGCCCTGACGGGTCGCCAGAAGTCTTTTGCCAAGTTCATCGTCGAGGGCGTGTACTCGAACGCTGAGTGCGCCCGTCGCGCTGGCTATGCCGTTGAGACGGCCGCTGTGTACGCCTCAAAGCTCTTGAACGGTCGCGACTACCCGCACGTGCTGGAACACATAGACGAGCTGCGCGAGGAGCGAGAGCGCCGCTACGGGGTGACCACGATCGGGCAGCTCGAGCGCCTTCTGAAGCTGTCCAAGGGCGCGGAAGATGCGGGCCAGTTCAGCGCCGCGATAAACGCGGAGAAGATCCGATCTGCACTGGGTGGGTTGACGATCGACCGCAGAGAGAACATCAACACCATTGACCAGATGTCGAGGAACGAGATTCTCGGGCGGCTGGAAGCGCTTCGCAAGCAGTACCCGCAGGCGTTTGCCATTGATAACATGAAGGATATCACCCCCGATGAGTCGAGGACCGGAGGCGAATTTGTGGGCGTCCTTGAGGCAGAATCTGCCGACGACAGCTTTTCCCACTCGGATTGAGAACACTCATGGTGGCGGCGTTCCCGACGTTTACATCCTATGGGATAGCATGCCCTTTTGGCTAGAACTCAAGGTTGCTAAAATAAATAGCTGCAATGTTCGTCCTCATCAAATCGCGTGGAATATGGCCCATTACGCTCGCGGCGGCCTCTCGTTCTTCTTGGTAAAGGTCCTCTCGACCGGTGTTTTATACCTATTTAGGTCTGATCAGGGTCCGGAGTTGGCGTCTGGCGGGTGTTCCGCGGCCCGAGGTGCGCGGTTCGAGAGCATGGGCGCGTTGGTTGAGGGTTTGCGTGTTGAGGTTGAGGCGCACTATGCGAGGGTCTTGCGGCCTTAGGCGCGCTTTGTTGGGTCTTGCGGCCTTAGGCGCGCTATTTTCCCGGTTCGTGGACCGAGGCCCGAAGGGCCGAGGGCCGCTCTTGGTGTCGTTTGCCCCAGCCACGGGGTGCGTGGCTGGGGTGTGATAGTAGTCAGGGGTCAGTGCTCGACAATCGCGATCGACTTGGCCTTGGTGCTGCCGTTGCAGAGTTTGCAGGCCTCGCATGTGGTGCGATGTCCGGCCTCCTTGGACGCTGGGCAGAGGACTTCGTGTGCCTTATCGATCTGCTCGATGCCTGTGATGATGCGGAAGGTGCGACGACCGAAGCGCCAGTGGTCCCATGCTTGGTGGTAGTTGTCGACTGACTGCATCGCGATGTCTGGTCGCCATCCAGAGAAGTGCGAGTAGGCTGTGTAGTGCGAGCACTCCTGCAAGAGCTGCTCCCATACGACGTCTGGTGCGGCACTGGGGTCTCCGTAGGTCCCGACGCGGACGTAGCGACCTTGGCCGAGTGATGTGCGGTCGTACCATGTGTCGGCCATCGGATACGTGCCGCGATGGTGTGCCTTCCAGACGACCGTCGGACCCTGCCCGAGGTTCACGTAGCACGGACGGTCGGCTGCCTGCTTGCGCTTGGGATCGTCTGTCGGTGTACCGCGTAGGTTGCAGTCACCGCAGATGCTGTAGTCCTCGCCTGTCTTGCTGGCCTCGAGAGGGTTGATGTCCTCGCGAATGATGTAGGTCTGCAGTGCGGGGCCGGTCTTGGGGTTGGCCTTGGTGAGTGTTGCGATGACGATGATGGGCTTGCCGTCGAGCAGGCTTGGCCCTCGATATATGACGCCAGACTTCATGTGTCTTGCTCCTGTTGGTTGAGATAGATTGCTAGATTGTAGCCCAGAGCTGCAGCCTTGAGTAAGGCTGGGCGGTTGTCGTGGGCGTGTCGCATGATGAAGAGAGAGATCTCCTGCCAGTCTGTTGGTGTAGACGAGAACTCGAGTGGTTTGGGCATGGTTGCTCCTTCTGGTTGAAATGGGGTGACCATCGCCACCCCGTGGTTGGTTAAGCGTTGGCGAGATACTCTGCTGGCGTTGGTACCTTGTGCCCCCATGAGATGTAGCCGTGCTCCTGCATCGACTCCAGCCATGCGGGTTCCGCTGCAACGAGGTGCCCGTATCGGATGACCTCTTGCCGGTAGGTATCGCCACCCTCGAAAGATCCGAACGTGGCGTCTGACTTGGCCCATACGAACCAGCGGGCGTAGGGGTCTTTGGTCTCTGACGATGGCTGCTTGTACGTCTTTGCGACGTGCCAGATCATGTCGCCCGCGCGGTAGATTGCGTATGGGCTTTGCGCGGGCCGGGACTTGGCGAATGGATTAGGCATTGGTGGTCTCCTTTGTGTTGATGAACAGGTCGTCTGGCAGTGCTGCGATGAGCGCCTCGAGCTTGTCGGCTGCTTGCGCGGCCTCGTCGGTGCGCCCGACTGAGAGCATGAGGGCCATGAAGTTGAGCTGGAAGGACAGCTGCTGCTTTGCTGTTTGGGTAGTCATGTGTAGTGCTCCTTGGTTTGAAGTGGGGTGACGACCCTCGCCACCCCGTGGTTGGTTACTCGAGTGCGTCGAGCTTGTACTGAAGTGACTCCAGCGCGGACGCCAGCATCTTCTTGCGTATGTCCGCGAGCTTATCGTGCAGTTTTTGTGCGCGCCACCGACTCTTGTGCTCGGTGTCCTTGGATACAGGTTCGAGGATGTTGACCAAGTGATCGATGTCACGAAGCGTGATGTTTATTGCGACGGACATATCGTCCTCTTCTGTGTAGCGGTAGTCCATGATAGTGCGCCTTGGTTTGAAGTTGGTTGGTGATTAGAACCAGATGGCGCTTGAGGGGTCGGCTGGCAGCCGGTCGTAGCTCCGGATCCTGCTGCGGTTGCCGTGGTCCACGAACTTGTGTGCGAAGGCGCCCTTGACGGCCTCCCACTGTCGGATGAATACCCCAGCGTCCATGTCCTCCTCGAGGTACAGTGTCTTGCCATTGCGGTAGCTGTACGGCGAGAACTCCTGAACCGCCAGGCCGATGGTCTCGATGTCCGCGATCTTGACTGCCAGCCATCCGTGACCTGCGTCTGCGTAAAATGTAAAGGTCTTCATGTCTTTCTCCTTGGTTGAAAACACACACAACTGCTGTGCGGTATGTCCACCTCTCTTAACCAATCACCTCGCACCGGAGCGAAGCGAAGGGAATGGTCAAGGACCGCGAAGCGGCCAGCTCCGCTGGGCACCCGTATGATGCAACGTCAGCTCGTCTGACGTAGCGTCATACGGGTGATGCTTGACGATGCAGGGGATTTGTGGCCTCCCGGGGGGACAATCCGTACGGCTGTTCGTGTGTGTGTGTAGCTGAGGCGACCGACGCGGTTCTTGAATCTCAGGGCCCCGCATGATCGTTGTGGACCTAGCAGGAGAACGGGAGCCAAAGGCGACCGGCCCCTGCGACGGGACACGGCGACTCATGTGGGAAGGTTCAAGGATCGTGGCGCGCCGTCCATCAACCATCGGTGACGGCAGGTCGGGCTGGGCCGACGACGGTCGGACCAGACAGCCGGTGTACTGCTGCGCGCTGGGATCCAAGGGCCCAGCGCCAGTGGCCCTTGGTCGACCGCCGTTCGACAACGGCACGAGACGCAACGCGGATCGTCCCGTCTATGCGAGCCGCTACCCATCACCAAGCGCCGCGTCAGGGATACTCACCCGAAGGGCAGAGACAAGCAACGCGCAGGCTCTGTTCATGAGTAGCCCGCCCGGACGCCCATAACATTCCATCAGTCCAGCCCAGAAAAAACAAAGAGCCTCGACCTAAATTATTCCAAGGACCAAGGGCCAAGCAGCACGCACACATGCTCGCGCACCTATGAGCCAAGACACAGCAGCATCGCCTCGTCATGGGACACAATGCCTCGGGGGTAACTGTGGACAAAGGTCCTCGAAATCCACGCAATCGAAGAGGGGGGGAGCCCCCCTTTTGGCCCCCTCCCTCGCTGGGGAGCGCTGTATATTGTTTGAAGCTCAGTTTCATTTCATGATTTTTTCATTCGAGGTCCAAGAACCGAGGACCCCGGGGAGGGGTCTTTCCCCCAACAAGCCTTGACACTAAAAGCGCCAAAAAGTTTTTGGGGTTGTAATTTCATTCGAACGAGGTTAGCAAAGTAAAAACATCGGAGAGAGCCCTGAGAGCCAAGTACCAGAAACTTCCCGTAGAGCTTCTACAGAAACTGCTACGTTACGAGCCGGAAACCGGATACTTCTTCTGGGAAGAACGGCCTGTCTCCATGTTCAAAGACCACGGAGGCAGATACACAGCAGAGTGGTGTTGCAAGACCTTCAACCAAAAGCATGCGGGCAAGCGCGCTCTGACAGCTGTAACAGGCGGTGGCTACCACGCAGGCGGGATTTTGGGAAAAGTTTACTCCGCGCATCGAGTGGCTTGGGCCTTGCACCACGGTTCTTGGGTTCCCGATGGAGTTGAGATCGACCACATCAACCGCGACAGGCAAGACAACCGAGCTGAAAACCTGCGTCTCGCCACAAAAACACAGAACAACCACAACAAGGTAGTGGCCCGCGCGAAATCGCCGTATGTGGGGGTCACGTGGTTTAAGCCCACCAGCACTTGGGTCGCTCGAATCGTGAAAGACCGGGAGATCTACCACCTTGGAACATTCACGGATCTGGAAGAGGCCGCCAAGGCGCGGGACGCAAAAGCCCAGGAGCTGTACGGAGACCGAGCCCTTCTAAATTTTCCTGTCGATTAGACGCGACGTCTGTGCCATACTTCGCCCCATGTGGACCCCTTTGCTTCTGATATGCTACGTCGACAGCACTGACTGTGCGATTCCGAGTGCTCCCTCGTATTTTAGCGAGGAGAGCTGTTGGTCTGCGCTTGAGTTTACGGTTGGGACGCTTGAGCTGCCTGACGGCGTGGCGATTATGGCTTATGACTGCTACAACTGGGGCCGAGGTTCTTGATCCATGGCCCGAAACTACCGATCTGAGTATGACAATTACCACTCTCGTCCGGAGCAGAAGAAGAACCGAGCTTCGCGGAACGCGGCCCGTGCTGCTATGGTGAAGTCTGGTCGTGCGAAGAAGGGTGATGGGAAGGATGTTTCGCATCGCAACAACGATCCGTTGGACAACAGCCCGAAGAACTTGAGTCTTCAGCCGAAGAGCAAGAACCGCAGTTTCTCCCGGAAGGGGACGTAGCATGGCCGACAGAG